GCACGGTCTCCATGGTCTGGTTGACCGTCCGCTTGCCGTCCGCCGCGATGGTCTCCACGGTCTTGATGTCCTTGAGCACACCGTCCACCATCTGACGGCTGGTGGAGGTGATGACTTGCTTCTGCTGGGTCGTGCCGTTGGACAGCGTTTCGGTGACGGTCTCGGTGGTGGTGGTCACGCCGTCCTTGACTGCGGTGGTGGTGTCGCTGATGGATTTGATGATGTCCGCCGTGGCCTGTTTTGTGCTCTTGGCGGCAGAGGCGGCCGCAGCGGCAGCAGCGGTGGCAGATGCCGCCGCGCCGGAAGAGCCGGAACTGCTGGCCGCGTCGGCCTGAGACTGTGCGACCCGCTCATTGTGCTTGTCGAGGCGGCTCTGGCTTGCCTTATCTCTTTTCGATTGCTGATAGCTGCCGATAGAGTTGGAATAAGCCTCGTTGTAGGCATCTTTTGCTGCACCGAGGCCGTTTTTCAGAGAGCCCAGCGCGGCGGCTGCACCCTTGATGCGGGCCACCAGCTCATTGATCCAGTCCACCACCGAACCGATGACATTCGAAGCTGTCTTTTGAATGGCCGAAAATGCTGAATCGACAGCAGAGCGGAAGGTCTCGCTGGTGTGATAGGCGGTCACAAGCCCCGCCGCCAGAGCGGCCAGAGCGGCCACGACAAGCCCGATGGGATTGGCCGAAAGCACGGTATTCAATGCCGCCTGTGCCACTTGCAGACCGGTAGCTCCTGCGGCGGCAGCTTTATGGGCCGCAGCCATCGCGGTGGTGGCAGCGGTATGCAGCGCCGTGATAGCTGTAGCTGCTGCCACGGTGGCTTTATAGCTCAGGACTGCCGCCGTGACGGCCACGACTGCCGCCGTCAGGACGCCGATGGTCTCCTTGAGCGCGGCCATTTTGGAGTCGTCCTCGGTGATGGAGACGACCAGCTCATTTGCTTTGACGATGATGTCCCCGAGAGCCGAGAACAGCCCGCTGGTCAGTTCACCGGTCAGCGCGGCCACGTTGTCCTTCAGGGTAGACAGCCTGCCGTTGAAGGTCTGGCTGGCCTCCAGCATACCGTTGTAGAACTGCCCGCCCTCACTGGTGGCAGCGGCCACGGCGGCTTCCAGCTCATTGAAGCTGACCTTGCCGTCCGAGATGCGCTTGTAGAGGGCGCTCATGCTCTCGCCGGTGGCGTCGCAGATCTGATTGAGCGGGTTGAAGCCCGCGTCGATCATCATGTTGACGTTTTCCAGCGTGACCTTCTGGGCGCTGGACATCTTGCCATAGGCCCGCACGAGGGTCTGGAGCTTGTCCGCGTTGCCCAGCGAAATATCGCCCAGACGTTTCAGTACGCCTGTGGTGTCGTCCGCCGCGATGCCGAACTGCAAGAGGGTCTGAGTGCCCTCGGTCAGGTCGGACAGGGAGAAGGGCGTGGACGCCGCTATCTTCCGGATCTCTTCCAGCTTCTCGGCGGCAAGCTGTTCGTCGCCCAGCATGACCTTGAAGTTGGTCAGATAGCTTTCCATCTGGGCGTTGTAGTCCAGACCGGATTTGACCACGCTTTTCAGGCTGGATGCAGCTTTCTTGGCAAAGTCCGCGATGAGCTGGCCTGCGGCCACGGTCCACTTGCTCGTGGCTTTCTCAGCCGGGTCACTGTTGAGCTTTACTTCGCCGGTGATGGAAAAATCTGCGGCCAATGTGTCCACCTCTCTTTACGAAAAAGAGCGCAGGCACAGTGGCACAGGCTTAGAGTTTTATTTCGATTTCTTTGCGGCAGGCCGGGTTCTTGCATTTGACCCAGATGCCCCGGGCGCTGGCTTCCGGGATGGCCCAGACCGGCAGAGGCCGACCGCACAGGGGGCAGAGCACCGGGGCGCGGTCAGCGCCGGAAGCGGGCCGCAAAGGCTTCGTTGCGGTCTTGCAGGGTGACAATGCGACCGCCTCCTTTCCGCAGGGCAGCGGGCAGCGCGAAGCGTTCCTTCAGCTCGGCACGCCGCTCCCGCTCTTCGCCCTGAAACTGCGCAGGGTCAGCCGTCCGGAAGCCGATGATCTTCGCCAGCTGGGTCTCCTCGGGCAGGTTGGACATGAGGGCCTTGAACCGCCACCAGTGCAGCCTTGCCCGGGTGAGGTCGATGCCGTAAGCCTGTTGGAACGCAGCCACGATGGCGGGGCCGTCGGTGACGTAGTCCAGCGCCAGCTCCTCGGTGCGGCTGCTGCCGGGGCGGTCGGATACCTCCTGCGGGCCTGCGGTGTAGAACTCCACCAGCGCCTTGAAAGCGTCCACCTCTTCATCCGGCGGGACGGCCACGCGGTAAAACCGGCGCATGGTTTCCCGGGCCAGCTCAGGCAGGCCCTTTTCGTCCTCCGGAAGGCGGAGATACTGCCCGTTGAACCAGACCATAGGCCGGAAATCCCAGTCGATGGGCCTGCCTGCCCACATGCGGGGCAGTTTGTCCAGCAGGATGTCAGCCATTTTCCAGAGCCGCCAGCTCGGTCAGAAGCTGCCTGCGGCGGGCGGCCTTATCCACCCGCTCGACCATCTGGGCGGCGGCAGGCTGGGCCGGATAGCTCACGGGCGGCTTGTGCTTGTCCTTCTGGCGCTTCTCAGCCCGGCGCTGGGCGCGGTTCTGGGGGACGGCCGCCGGGCGGGAATAACGAGCCTTCTCAGCAGCGGCTGCCTGCGTGATCTCGTCGAGGACGTCGTACAGACGGCTGACATCGTTTTCGTTCAGCCCCAGACGGGCGGATGCCCCTGCGCCCAGGATCTTGTCGAGGCCGCGCATGGAAACGCGGGCCTGTGCGCGGAGACGGTCGCCCAGGCGGACATTCTCCCGTTCGCACCGGGCTGTCTCGGCCTCACCCTCCCGGGTCATCTCGTCCAGTGCTTCCTCCAGACGGTCGAGGTCGTTGGCGTTCAGAAGCGAAAAATCAAATTCCTGTCCATGGATCAGCATTTATCGGTGCTCCTTTCTCTCAGCCCGCGACGGCGGTGTTATAGTCGAACTCAGCCGGGGTGCCGATGCCCTTGAAATCGGCGGCAAAGGTGGCATTCGCGCCGGCGCTGCCGCCCACATCGCTGGTCAGGATGAGCGCGCCTTCGCCCTTCTCGCCCTTGCCGGTGCAGAGAGAGAAGTAAACATAAGGCACCACTACGCTCTGGCCGGAGCCGAACGCAATCTTGTGGGAGAGCAGGAAGTCCTGAAACGCATCGCCCACATAGCGGTCGCCCTGAATGGAGAGGGTACGCTGGACACTGCCTTTGGTGGTGACAGGGCCGGTGCGGATGTAGGTGTTGTCCGTGGTGGAGGCGTTCAGTGCGCCGCTGTGCTCCCGCACGTGGTCAGCACAGACCACCCAGTTTTTCACGTCGGTCTGGCTGGCCTCGGTCTGGACGGCCAGCAGGAAGTCGTCGGTGGTCTCCACGCCGGTATAGTCGGCGCTGGGGGTCAGGCCCGACAGCTTGACGGCTTCGGTAACAGTCATAGGAAAAACTCCTTTCGTTTCAGCCCTTGGGCTGGTAATATTCGAGCCGGAGCTGCATCTGCATCTTACAGCTGCCCGACTCGGCGACGACGATGTAGCCGCTGGACGTCACCGAAACGCGCAACGGCTCTTTGCGGCCGCCCAGCCGGGGCAGATGATGCCGGTCGTTCTGGGCCAGCACCCACTCGGTCAGCTGCTCAAAAAAGCCGCTGTTTGCGATCTGGACGCTCTGGGCCTCGCTGTAGTCGCGGCGGCTGACGAAGATGTAGCTCTTGGCGAGGTTGCGGCCGGAAAAGAAAACAGCCGTCACCGGGTCGGTGGGGCTGTCCTCGATGGAAAACTCGGCCACAGGCTCCGGCGAGAGGCCGGAAATGCGGAAGGCCGCGCCGTTTTCGCTCTGCTCCTCGGCGATGAGGGGGCAGGTCTTGAGCCACTCCCGCATGGCCGTGATGGTGGCTTTCTCGCTCATAAGTGTCCCATCCCTCCCCAGAAAGTCGTGACGGCCTTGGCCCCGAAGAGGGCCAGATGTTCGCCCACATCAGCAATAGCCCGCTGGCCCCAGTAGGAGCCGCGCAGGCCGGTCTCTCCACGAAGGTCTGTACCCTTTGCATGGAGGTAATACTGCTTCCGGGCATAGGGGGTGTTGTACACCAAAAGGCCCTCGTCGTACTTGGAAGCGGTCTGGACGCTGTTTTTCAGCTGGCCGGTGTCGAAGGGAACGTAGCTGTCAATGAGCCGCGCGGCTTCCTGCGCAAGGGCGAACTGTGCCTTTTGCAGGGCAGCGGTCTTTTCTGCGCCGAAGTCGGGACGCCATCTCAGTTCCATCCTGATGCCGTCCACCTGATATTTCAGGCCGTAGGGCTGGTCAAAAATGGGTTTGCTCATGCCATCAGCTCCCTTCCACATGAAAATGCGGCAGCGGGACGCCCCTGTTGTCCGAGACATCCGCCACCGTACAGCAGATGTGCGTTTTTTCGAGGGCGGCGTATTCGGCCTCGGTCAGGCTGCGGACAGCGCCGCAGAGGAGCTTGCCGCCCCGCTTGAGCGTCCAGTGTGCGGCTTTCTCTGCGGTCGGCAGAAGCGCCCACTGGGGATAGGGCAGATAGCCCGGCGCAGGCGGGAGGCGGATATGCACCACCCTCTGGGGGTCCCCGGAGGCCGAGGTGCGGCGCGTCTCCCGCCAGCTGCACCCGGTGAGCACCTTGCAGACCGGCCGGTCTGTTTCGGTGGCAATGTCATGCAGCAGCATGACGACGGTGACGGGCGTCTGCATCAGAAACACCCCCGATACAGCAGATTGTGCGGGTCGCTGCCCAGTGTGTTGGCGAGGATGTACGCCGCCTCTGCCGCCAGCCGTTCGGCCAGTGCGCCGGAGGTGAAGGTCATGGACACGCCATCGTTGGAGACGCTGGACGCGCCGGGCGGCGTGCAGGCGCTCTGCACGGCATTCGCTGCGTCGATGATCTGGATGCAGGCGTCCGCCAGTGCCTCTGCACAGCCTTCGCACACTGCGGCGTGGCCCTCTGCCCGGCCAAAGGTCATCCGGTCGATGAGCCGGGACGCCCGTGCGGCCAAGAGGGCAAAGGCAGCTTCGTCCAGCGTGCCGCCGGCGGCTGCATACTGGTCATAGGTGCAGTAATTCAAAAAAATCAGCTCCTTTCAGGCTCCCCTGTTAGGGGAGCTGGCTGCCGCAGGCAGACTGAGAGGTTCGGTCACGCTTTCTTCTTGATGAGGATGGTCTGGGGCTTGGTGACTTTGAAGGCGTAGACCTTGCGGCCCTTGACTGCGGACGCGCCGATGTACTTGCTGGAACCATTGAGATCCTGCACATGGACGGGGACGGCCCACTCGTCGATGAATGCAAACCAGTTGGGGTGGCCAGCGATGTACTCCACATTCTCGCCGAGGGTGGAATCCTCAAAGACGGTGAAGCCTGCGATCCTGCCCACAGCGCCGGTCTGGACGACAGCATCACCAAGGTCAGATGCCTTGATGAACTCGGGGCTCTTCAGCAGCAGACCATAGATTTCGGGGGAGACCAACAGCCAGCGGCCCTCGGTGGGGACATGGACGGTGGAGAGCTTGGTGCGGGCGTCCACGACGTTGCCGTAGATGGTCTTCTCGGTCAGGGCGGTGGTGGTGCCGAAGGCAGTGCCTGCGGTGGTCAACTCCACAGAGCCGTCAGAATCCACCTGCAGCGCCAGAGAATAACCGGCACTGTCCAGACGATCAGCCACCAGATCGTCGGGGACGCTGGCGGCGTCGAAGCCGTCGATGATCTCATTGACGGCCTTGTCCTTGTCGATGTTGACGGTAAGATAGGTGGTATCGCCGCCGGTCAGCTCTGCGCCGGTCTGCTTGTCGTAGTCGTTCACGGCAACTTCGGTGTCGCGGACAGGGACTTTGACCGAGCCGGCCTTGGGGCTGCCCTCATAGCGGCTGTTGCAGATAACACCGACCTTCTTGACCAGCGTTGCCCGGAGCTTGAGGTCAACCAGCTTGGAATAACGAACCTGTGCTTCGTGTGCCATAATATTTCCTTTCTATCAGTCGATCTTGATGCCGGGGTTCATTGCCTTGAAGGCTGCGGTGACAGCATCGGTGTCGCCGGTGGGCGGAGTGCCGTGCTCTGCGCCGCTGGAAACGTGGACGCTGCCGCCCTCTGTGGCCTCGCCGAAAGCCCAAGGGTTGGCCTTTGCAGCTTCTTCCAGAGCCTTGTCGATGTCGGTGGTGCGGTCTTTGGAGGATTTGAGGGCGTCCACGTCCAGCAGGGCGCGGACAGCCTTGACGCTGCGGCCCTTCTTGCCCATGATGGCGGTGTTCAGGGCCGAGTCGAAAGCAAAGCCGTCTGCCTGTGCCTGCATATCGCCCCGGAGCTTGGTCAGCTCGGCCTCGTACTCGTCCGGGGTCTTCTTGCCGTCGAACTTGGCGAGGCCGTCCTGCGCAGTCTTGAGCTGGGCCTGTGCGTTTTCGAACTGGGTCTTGAACTGTTCGGCGACGGTCTTCTCGCGGTTGATGTCAGCGCCGTTTTCGCTCATCAGCCAGTTGAGCTGTTCATCGGTGATGCCGGGGAGCTTTGCCTTTACGTCTTCACGCTTCATAAATAAACCCCTTTCTTTGGGTGAAACTACGGTTTGTTGACGCGGTTCGCCTTCCGCATGGAGTTGGGCAGGGTACGCGCTGCCCGCCGCGATGGTGCCGTCTGCCGGAATCGAACCGGCGGCCTGCTGCTTACGAGGCAGCTGCTCTGACCAATATGAGCGAATACGGCATGAAAAAAGCGCCCCTGCCCGGATGGGCAAAGACGCTCGCGGTATTTGGTTGTTAGTCCCAGTCAGCATAGTGCTGACACTTGAGGCAGCTTTTGTGGGCTTCATCCCAGCTGCAAGGCGGCTTATCGTCGCCCTTCAGGCAAAGAATATCATCGCCGATGTTGGAAATGTCGAAGCACAAGCCGCAGTCGATTTTTCGGTTGTAAATGGGACAAAACCATTCTTCAAGCTTCACATCATCACTAATGCGGAATTCCATGCTTTTTGACCACCTCCATCAATTTCTTTCCGCCCTCATCCAGCGGGCCGATGCTGGATACATTGCCATCTTGTCCGATGGCGACAAAGCCCAGCTCAGAGTAATAACAGGTCTGTGTACCGTTTCGCTGGGACATTGCGACCTTAGAGGAGCGGATGATGCGTTCGGCATCCATTGGCCCCATACCGCGTTCAGCCCAGCGCTGCAAGACGTGGTCGCTTGCAAAATTTATCTCATTTGGAGCAGACGGGGATTCAATGAGCCGACCTTTCGCCTTTATTGTACCAGCTTCCCGCATTTGCTGCAACTCAGTATTTGCAGCATTGAACCGCTCCTGTTTCCGGGCCGCGTAGCTGGCCTTGCTGCCCTCGCTCCGCCCAAACCAATGTACGCTTGTCCGGGCGCTGTCCACCCTGCCGCCGGTGGCCCGAGTGAAGTCTGCAAGGCTCTGCCGAGCCTGCCTCAGCTTCACGGCGCTGGCGGTGGTGTCAGCCCCGGCGGCGTCCTCGGCCAGATACCGGCGTTTCCATTTGCGGACGGCCCGTTCCCGGGCGCGCTGCATCTGGCTGATCTCGTAGCGGGTGTAGAGTTTGCTGTCATATTCGATGTTCCGGGCGTTGAGGGCTTCGAGGCTTTCCTGCGTCCATGCGGGCGGGCTGCCCAGCTCCGGGAACACCACGAAGAAGGTGTGGCGGCAGTTCCAGCCGCAAAGCCCTGCGCCGGTGCCGTAGCCGGTGGCCGACTCGAAGTCCTCGTAGTGCTGGCCCAAGTAGTCCACAGCGCCGCCCCGGTGGTAGCGCCTGCCCTGCCACACGGCATGACTGGGGCGCGCCCCGCCGTGAGCCGTCACCTCGACAAAAGAGGCCCCCATCTCGTCCATCCGGGCCTCCTGAAGCTTTGCGCCGGTCTGGTTCACGCCCGTGAGCACGGCCCGGCGGCAGGCCACCTCCAGCGTGTCCCTGTGGCCGCTGGGGTAGGTGACATAGGGCATGGAGTCGGCAAGGCCGTCCACAGCACGCTTGACGGCGGTCTTGTAGTCGAACGCGCCGCTGCTCACTTGGAGCCACGCCCTGTCCAGCGCCTGCTCGAAAGCCCCGGAGACGGTGTTAGCCGTGGTGGCGGTGAGGTTGGAGAAGCTACCTGCCGTCTGCCGATAGCCCGCATTGAGCAGGTTTTGGAGCGGTGTCGATTCTTCGAAGGGCGTTGGCTCTTTCCCGTAGTGGTAGTAGATCTCGTCCTCGGCTTCCAGTGCGGCGGTCGCGGCCTCCTTCATCAGGCGGCGGATCTCGGCCTCGCTCTTGCCGGTATACCGGGCCAGAAGCTTCACCACATCCTTGCGGACGGCCTCGGTCTGCTGGTAGCGCCAGAGCTGCCAGTTGGCCGTCGGCGTCAGGGTGTCCATCTTGCCGATGCGCCGGGCCACGTCCCGCAGGATGTCGTCCTCGGCCTGCTGCCAGAGCAGGATGAGCCGGTCGGGTGCGTGGTCGAGGTAGTCCGGGGCCAGCATCAGGCACCCCCGCCGAAGGTCAGCTCAGGCTGGCGGTTTTCGTCTTTGGCTTCCTGCGCCAGTCGGCGGGCATCCTCTTCGGAGATGCCGTACCGGGCCGAGAGGTACTTGTAGCGGGGCAGCAAGCCGCTGAGGGCGTCGTCCCTCATCTGGGTCATCCGCGTCTCAGCGTCGGTAATATAACTGTCGTCCCAGTTCACCGAGATGGGAGTGTCGGGGACGACTGCGGCCTTCTGCAGGTCCTTCGCGGCCCAGAGGATGGCCCGGATGATGGCGATCAGCGCGCCTTCAATGGGTATCTGGTTCTTGTTGGCGCTGGCTACGAGATCCTGTCGGCTGCCGTTGTACTCGGTGGCCGTCGTGACCTTGCCGTCCTCGAAGCTGTACCGGTGAAATCCCAGTCCGCATTTGAAGGAGAACAGGTTCAGCATATCCTGCACGGCCCGGTGATTCTGCTCCACGCGGAGGTCGGGATTGTATTCATGGTACTCGCTGGTCTGGTCAAGGCTGCTTTCTTTGCCGGGCAGATGCACAAACTGGCTCACAACATCGTCGTCCGGCGGGATGGAGTGCTCCACACCTTTATCATCCACCACCTTGCGGCAGATGTCGGCGCTGTAGAATATCTTTTTGTGGCCGAGGCGGATGTCCTCGCGGTAGTTGTCGAAGGCAAGGTCCACACCCTGCGCCTCTTCCAGCGCCTCCGCAAAGACGCTCATGCCCAGCCCGCTGCCGCCGTCGAGGTTCTTGACAGCTCCCGGGCTGAACAGCGCAAACCAGGGCGGGGAGCCCTCTACCGTGACGCTTTCCACCGTGCCTTTCGGGGGCTTCTCGACCGGAGAAAACACCGGCGTGCCGGACATGGAGTCGGTGACGCGGAACCATTCATTGCGGATGGTGCGGCGCTTCTCGTCGCCGGTGTGGGTCTGTAAGTAGACAGCGGGCTTGCCGTCCATCAGACACTCGGAGACAAAGGCCGCTTCGGTCACGATGCCCCGCTCTACCCGCAGAGGCAGGATGCAGGGGGCCGGGTCGTAGTCCAGCCGGAGCCGGACGTCCGGGCTGGGGACGGCCTTGCCGTTCACGACGGTCATATTCTCAGCGCTCAAAACGAAAGCGCCTGTGCCGGACCAGAACGCTTTCTCGACCAGCGCGTTCGCGCGCGTCCAGAAGTGCAGGTCGCGGAGCAGTCCGCCCACCTGCTGCTCATCGTCGCCCAGAAGATACCGGGCGGTGGCAGCGTCCGCGATTTGGAAAGTGGTGCGGTCGTTCAGCAACAGATTCGCCCAGTCCTCGCAGACCCGTTTGGGCATCCGCAGGGAGGCAATGGTGCGCTTTTTGGTGCCGTCGGCATACTCGGCGGCGCGGGTATGAACGCCGGGTACGTTGCCTTTCCACCATTGCCGCCATGTCTCGATTTGGCTGTAGTAATCGGCATCCAGCTGCCACCCGCGCGTTTTATGCAGATGATCCAGAAAATCGGTGATGTTCATGTGTTCGTCAACCTCTTGAAATCGCGCTCGATGGTGTACTCATAGGCGTCCAGTGTGTCGATGTCGGTGCTGCCGTCGTCGAGGCGCTCATCTACGCCGGGATGTTTGCCGCTGTAAAGGGCCGTAGCGAGGGCATCCCGCAGGGTGGCAGCTTCCGGCATGAGCCAGAAGCGTCCGCCGCCCATCAGGATGCAGGTGAGCCGGATGCGGTCGGTGATCTTTATCTTGGCACTGTTCTCCACCCGGTCGGCCAGCCAGGAAAGTCTGCATTGGCGCAGGCGGGAACGGATGTGGTTTATCAGGGTCTGCTCGGCGCTGTCGCAGAAGATGTACTGAATCTCACCCCAGCGGGCAAAGACCGCGATACAGAACTCGATGAGCTTGTCGGCCAGAAAGTCGGCATCCTGCGCCACCGGGTCGATGCGCTGGGACGCCAGCCCCACAACGCCGGACCAGCCCGGGAGAATGGCCGTCGCCACAAAAGCGTGCTTCGAGCCATTGCCGCCAAAGTCCACGCCAATGCGGATCCGCCACGGGTGCAGCTGCTTCTCGGCGGGCCAGAAAAAACGCCTATCCCCGGCGGCGAGGCTGTCGGCCAACAGGCGGTAGATAACGCCGTTCGCGGCCATCCACTGCCCGAGGATGAAGCGGTTATAGTAGACGGTGCCGGTATACTCTTTTTTCAGGTCGGCCACGAACTGGGCCGGAAGAGTCGGATTGTCGTCGATGGTGTAGGCCTGACAATAGATGTCCGCGTCGCTGTCGAGGAATTTCTTGAACCAGTGGGAAGGGCTTTCCGGATTGCAGGTGCCGTCGAAATGACTGTGCGGACAGGAGAGGCGGCTCTTGAGCATTTGGAAAACGCCCTCGTCCCAGGTAGTGATCTCGTCGCCGTAGGCATACTCGAAGGCCGCGCCCTGGATGCGGGCAATGTGCTTTTTGTTGTCGGCACCAAGGACATAGACCTTGTGGCCGAAGAGCTGCACGATGTTGCCAGAGGCCGAGGTGCGGACGACGCCCACAAGCTCCGGCCCCCAGAGGCTGCGCATGGACTCCAGCACGTTGCGTTCCAGCGTGCCGAGGGTGTTGCCCAGCATGACCAGCAGGCCCTCGCCCCGGGCCGCACAGATGCGCTTCGGGATGGTGACGGCGCAGTCAAGATAGGTCTTGCCGGAGCGGGTCGCCCCGGTCTTGACATTCCAACGGTGATTGCAGTTGCGCAGATATTCCTGCTGAAATTCAGTCAATGGCACTGTCCACGCCTCCCAGAAGTTCCTTCGCTTTTGCCAGAGCATCTGCGGCGGGGTCTTTCTCGGAAGTGTCTTTGTACATCCCGAGGTGTTTGCCCAGCAGGTCGAGCGCGCGGAGCTTGTCGGCCAGCTTCACTTCCTGCTCAAGCCCATCCTCGCCGAACGTCTTGACCTTGACTGACTGCACAGCGGCAAGGTCATCGTGGCTGGCATCGGATTTGAGAGAGGCGGTCTTGGGGTCGATGAGGTCAGCGGCGTTGACAAAGGCAATCTTTGCCAGCTCGCGCACCACCCGGTCAGTAGATACACCGGTGCGGCGACTCTGCTCAGCCTGAAGCTGGGCGATGAGCTTCTGAACTCCAACATTCTCCAACAATCGCGGCCCCACGGTCTTGGCACTTGCTGGGGAATATCCGGCGCGGATGGCTGCTTGGGTCGCATTCAAATCGACCATGTATTCTTCGCAGAATCGTGCCTGCTTGTCGGTCATCCTCACCACCTCTCTTGCAAAAAAGTTGGAGCAGCCGGGATGGGGCGGCCCTCCGTCCGTCTGGTCACGCCAGCGCTCTCGCGGCTGAGCTACGGCTGCATAAAAAATCCCCGCACATTTCTGTGCAGGGTGATTGACGCACATCCGGTGGGGTATCCTTGAACCCACTGCGGATTTCGGGGCCTCCGGTGGTGTGCCGGACTCTCACGGGAAGAAGAAGGGACTCCCATCCGGCACGCCAGCCCCAAGCGGTTTCGCAGGCCATGCGTCAGGCTGTTGCTGCGGCGGGGCGCAGCGTCATGGTGCCGCCCTTGGAATCGAACCAGCCGTGTCTGGTCACACGCGCCGCGCACCAAATTGCGCTCAGGCGGCATAATAGAAGCAGCCCGCACACCATGCGGTCAAGCGTCAAGGAGGACATGGTGCGGAGGCTGCGTGTATCGGTGGGCCTTTCCGGCTCTGCCGATGGTATCATTTTACACCGGAAGAGAGTGAACGCACAATGAACGGATACTGCACAGTTTCAGAGTTTCAGGTGTTCAATGGCCCGGCGGCGCAGGGCGAAAATGCCACGGGAAGTGAAATTCATGTCTGCGGCTACCTGCTCCCATTTCAGGCAGTCCAGATAGTATTTGCGAAGAGCGCAGTATTCGGCGGAGTCCAGCTGCACAAGCACGGCATCGATCTCCGCAAACAAGGCATCAAGAACTGCCAGCTGCGCGTAGGCACGGCGTTCGGCTTCTTCTTCACGCTCTACTGCCCGGGCGAGGCTCTGCCCATCCTTGCTGCCGCCCGGCGCAGCGCTGAGGTTCTGGGTGATGTGCCGGGTGGCTTCCTGCGCCTCTGCCAGCCGGTAGGAGAGCCGCTGATAGAGCCTTTCGGCTTCCCGATAGCGGAAGAGCCAGTTTATCTTTTCCTCGTAGGTCATGCCAGCTCCTCCATCTTGTGAAAATCGATTTTGTCAAGGCTGCTATGCTGCACGATGGAATTTGCGGTATGTACCACTCTGGTCATTTTCAAAAGCATTTCAGAACGGCATTCTGCCTCTTTTGAGACCTTGGACAAGATATTGTTGAGCGCAATGAGTTCCAGACCGCTCAGCTCTATCACTGCAGAGCCATCATCCTTCTTTGCATCATCGCGCTGATTCAATGATTGGATTCGCATTTGTTTACTCCTTCTGCATGAAACATATCGGTCTGAGCCGTGTATGCCTTGTAGCGTTCTTTCTGCAGGAGGAAATACTCCTGCGAAATTTCAAACCCGGTGAAGTACAAGCCGGCATCATAGGCGGCAATCCGACTGCTGCCGCTTCCAACATGAGTGTCAAGAATCATCTGTCCCGGCTTGGCATATTTCTGAAAAATCCAGCTATACAATGCTACCGGTTTCTGAGTCGGGTGGATGCGCTTTTCATTCAGGGTTTTGTTCCCCTGCTGGATATGTCCCTCGTGAATGCTTTTGCCTTGCATCATGCCGTTCCACATATACCGGAACAGGCGGACAGAATCAAACAGGTCGGTTGCAGCAATTTCGCAGTCAGAAAACGAAGTCCCGCCGTTGCACTTGTCCCAAACGATTCTGCCGGGTGCAAAGTGATAGTCGAAGTAGTTGCAGCCCCATATGATGTAGTGCTTGCTCACACGAAGCAGCTCGTCGAAGTAATCTTTTCCGGGAACATCCCACTTCGGAGTGATAGGATAGTCACGGTGTACGCCAGTTTTACTGACACGTGAGCCATAATACCCTCGGCGTTCCGGCCCGCTGAAATATGGCGGATCTACCACAGCAAGGTCAAAAAGCTTATCAGGAAAAGCTTTCATTCCCTCCATGCAGTCCAGATTGAAGCAGATGCTTGGTTCTGATTTATGCGCTTCCATCATCACACTCAGATGCTCCTTTCTTTTTCAACGGTCGCCTCCGCCCAGCATTCTTGAGAAAATCGTTCCCGCTGGGCTCTGCACGGTCAACCCGGATCTTCCGTCCGCTGCCGGTTGGATGCAGTTTGCGGTACTCTTCCACGGACTTGCACCCTTGCGCCTCGGCCTCCGCCAGCGCCTTGCGGACATACACCCAGCTGTAGGCACCAAGGTCAGCGCACCTGCCGATGACAGTCAGCACCAACTCTTCTCCCAGCCGGTCGGCGTATCCGGTCAGCTGGGCCTTCCCTTGGGCGCTCAGCTTGCAGATGTGCTGCTCGAACTCCAACACCACGGGAGAGGTCGCCTTCGTCGGAGTCGGTTCGGGCGTCGCGCACGCAGACGACGACTGTCTTGTTTTCTTTGTTATCTTTGTTAAGTCTTGGTTAGGAGCTGGTTGATTACTGGTTGATTGCTTGGTTGAACCAATAATTTCAGCGTAATTATTTATCGTGATAACGCTATATCTTGGCCCTGCTTTGCTGGTTATGCAGTTGGTTGACTGCAAATGCATAAGTGCTGTCCGAACGGATTGTTCAGACATTCTGAGCTGTTTTGCCAGTTTTGCGCGGCTCGTGACTAGCTCACCGGGGTGGATGGTGATGCCCTGCCACTGCTTTTCCTGCCAGTTTGAGGTGAGCAGCAAGTGGATGAACAGCCGGGCAGTGTTGGGTTCCGAATACCATTCCCAGTCGGTCAGGCCGCGCGGGATGGCAACGAAGCCGCGAGAAGGGTCGATGCCCACGGACTGACCTCCTTTCGAGTGGAACGCCCGTATCGCCAGATAGCACAGCGGCAGCGGTCAGAAGGGGAGGTCGTCACTGTCATCAATGATGGAAAAGCCATCAGAATCGTGTGCTTCTGCGTCGGGGACAGCGACCGGCTGACCGTCGGGTGATTTGCGTTCGGCGCGATAGCTCTGGCTGGCAAAACTGGTCTGTTGGGCCTGTGGAGCGCTCTGTGCGGCCTTTGCTTGCTGAACATGATTTGCTGTCTGCTGGTCAAAATCCTTCACGACAGCCCGCTCTGCGGCCTTACTGCCGCAGAAGCTCACGTTACTGGCGACGACCTCCACCTTGGTGCGATTGTTGCCGTTCTTGTCCTGATACGAGGTCGTCTGCAAGCTGCCTTCGATGGCGATCATGCTGCCCTTTTGGAAATACTTGGAGACGAACTCGGCGGTCTGCCGCCACGCGGTGACATCGATAAAATCGGCCTTGCGCTCTTCGCCCTGCCGGGTAAAGCTGCGGTCAACCGCGATGCGGAAACTGCACACGTTGGTGCCGTTCTGGGTGGTCTTCAATTCCGGTTCGTAGACCAGACGGCCCATCAGCGCAACAACATTAAGCATGGGCCGCACCCTCTTCCTCGGCGTCGCCAGCGCCTACCTCGTAGTCGATGTTGGCGCCCATCAGGACCTCCGGACACTCGGCGCGGGCAAAGTAAGCGGCGGCGCGGTACTTGAGCATCATTTCGGTCATCTTGGGCCAGTAGCTGCCATTCTTGTTCCACCACCCGGCGTCTTTCGCCATCTTGACCGTGACTTTCGGGCCTTCGACCTTTTCGCCGGTGAGCTTGTCCACGCCGATCAGACGGCACCCCCAGGTTTCGGTGCCCTCCTCGCCCTCCATGCGGTAGCGGGTGCGGCCTGCAAACTGGCCGCAGTTGTCGATGAGGGCCTTGCAGCTCTTGCCGCTCCATGTGGGCATACCATGGACGACGTAAAGGTTCTGCATGACGAAAAGGTGCGAGACGCCCATGCGCAGGGCCATCTCGCAGGCGATGGCACACGCGCCGGGATTGCCGGTGTAGGTCTGAGGCAGAAAACCTTCGGGCAGCTGCGCCATCGCGGCGGCTTTGGACTTTGCAAGCATCCAGTTGCGCTCGTCAATGGTCAGGCCCTGCACCTTCTCGGCGTAGCTCTGACGGGCAGGGGTGACAGGTGCAGCAGGTGCAGGCACCTCGGCGTTCTGGGCGACAGCCGCATTCTGGTTGAGCATTTCAGCAGGAGACTGGTTCATTTTTTCAGGCATGGTGAATTTCCTCCTCGGTAAATTTAATATCGATGATATTTGCATAACGCTTGATGGCGTCAAGCTCGGATTTGGTGCAACGGAAGACGAGCTTCCGGTCCCGGGGTTCTTCCTGGCGAGTGAAACGGGCAAAGAAATCGTCATCGTACTCGTCCAGTGTGTAACCATTACCGTGGCCAACGCCCGGCTGCACAAGGCTGACAGTGTAGGGGTTCTGCGCCGGGCCTTTGTAGTTGTCCGGCATCCCACGAATGACGGCCTCCCGTAGCATGGTGCGGTACTCGGTCATGTAGCAGAAATCTATGGATTCATACGGCTCAGGCATGATCTCCTCGCCAGCAGCGGCGTGAACGATGTCGATGAGGCACATGAGCTCACCGACCCGGCGATAAATCGAGTCGATTGTGCGGCGGGTTTCTTGACTGCCCAGCTGATGGCTTCGGGCGAAGCCGGTGAACAGAGCTACAGCATAGTTGACGTCGCTGGTCAGCTTATTGCCGGTGCTGATGAGCCGGAACAGCACATTGTCGTTCCCAACGTACTGAAAAATGCCCTCGGCCTTGTTGGAAAGATCCTTGATGCGGGCTCTGCGGGCAAGCGGATTACTCATCTTCCTCACCTCCGTCATATTCCGGCGGTTGACGGCAGAGCCGTGCAGCTTCCTCACGGATGCTGTTCAATGTTTCACATAAGCTGGCAAAGGTCGTTTCCAAGTCTTCGCCGACCAGGCGGGAGTAACTGCCCTTGCCGGTGTCCCATGCGCGGCGGCAGAAGAAGGCAATATTGTTTGCATTCTCGAAATCAGATTGTGCAGCGTCGCTGATTTTGGAGTTGAGAGCTGCTATCTGCTTTTTCATGTCTGCGTTGTCCTTGGCGAGTTCGGCGTTCCGGGCATCTGCAAGGCCCCATGCCTTTTCTGCAGCGCGGCGGTCAACTTCTTCTTCATCGACGATGCCTACGATGGGCTGGTGCTTCAGGGCCTCTTCGGCATTGCGGACGCGCTCCTCAGCCTTATCACGCTCCGCTTCGGCTTTCTGGCACTGAAGCCGGGCGGCGATGCGGGCCTCTTCTGCGTCGTTTGCCCGCTGCGACATCTGAGCGCACTGCTCTTGTAACCCATCAATGTCGGCGAGGGCGGCTTCCAGCTGAGCATTGGCGGTATTCATTGCGTCCCGCGACTCCTGCTCCTGAATGCAGGCGCTCTTCAATCTGGCCTGCGTTTCGTTCAGCTTGTACTCTTTGGCCTTGAGCTGGGCTAAAAGCTCCTGCACCCGCTGGCTGTCTCCGGCGGCTTCGGTCAACTGGTCGGCGCAGCCGCTGCGGGCGATGAGGTTCAGGTCTCTGCGAGTTAGTTCGGGCAGCTGTTTTAATTCCGCCAACTTGGCGGAATTAAAAGCTTCGCCGTTCTGAATCATCCGCCGGACGCTTCCTTCGCCTAACCCCTTGCTCTCATACCACTTTGTCCATGTACCGCCGCCATACCGGCCCGCCTTGGCAGTCAGAGCGTGGATCCGGGCGAGGTAGATGCAGGAAATCAGGTATTCGTCCTGCGCCGCGCCGTAATGCAAATCAAACTGCTGGTCGGCGTCTGCGGCCTGCTGGGACAAATCACCCAGAGCCGAGAAGTCAAAGCTGGGGACAGCTGCGGATGCAAAAGAAGTCTCCGCAGGAACAACAGGGGCCGATGCGCTGCTCTGCGGGGACAGCGCGGGGGTCAAGCCGTTTGCAGCCGCCTCGCTCGCCGAGGTGGTCGGTGTTGCCGCCGCCGAACTGCTGGCAGCAGGGCTTGTCATGGTCGCAGCAGCATCCGCAGTCGGGGCAGTTGTACATTCGGATCCCTCCTCTACCGGGTCTATCGGTGCATTTTTGCAGGGCTTTGCGATGCTGAGCGCTTCGGCCATGTCAAGGGAAATCTCGTACTCATCCAGCAGGGCGAACTCCGCGCCATCGGAGAAGAAGGACTCCGGCGTCAGCGTCTTGAGCGCAGCCCTGGCACGCTCGAACTTCTGGGCCATCAGATGGCTCTCCTTCCAGATGCTCTGCCCCTCGTCCCAGCGCCAAAACCGCCCTGCATGATAGGCGTAGATCATCTCGTTGGCGAGTTTTCTACAAATAATATCCACTTGCTAAAACCTCCAAAGTGTGTTATTCTTCGGGGTGATGGGGGTTCAAGCCATCATCCCTTTGCAGGCTCGCCGGTGTTCCAGCACCGACGGGCTTTTTTGCGTTCATGCGTCCCTCCGGTTCTGCCGGTACTCCGGCTCTTTGGTGCGGGCGTGGCGGCGGTCGATGTGCTTGCGGCGCTGCACTTCGCGCTCTGCGGCATGGTCGCCCAGCCGGGCAAAGAACAACGCCAGCAACAGCAGTACCATCGCGGTGATGAAGTCGGTGTCGGAGATGACGCCGAGGGCTTCGATGCTGCCCGCAAAGCCAAGTGCGTACAGCATCCCGACGGCACCGCTGGCCACCGCCAGCCAGTACCAGACGCCAGATTTGATTCTCATGCGGATGCCTCCTTTTTTATTTCTGCGGCACACCCAGCTGCAACAGCAGGGCGGGGACGTTGATCATGATGCACCGGCCACTCTTGAGGTGAGGAATGGTGCCTTTAGCAAGCTCTTTGCGCAGGTAGTATTCCGAAAGCCCGGTGGCCCGGGCAGCATCACGGACATTCATGAATGGGGTAGAGGGGACGGGAGGAGTATGCTTCCTCATAGCGGTCACTCCTTTTTCTCGGTGGTGAAGATGTCGGCCATGATCTGGTCGAAGCCGGGCAGGCCAAAGGCGATGATCTGAAGCTGGTCGATGCGGCTGTCCAGCTCGGCTTGTGCCTTGGCCACAAGGCCTTCGGCCTGACGGAGGCTGTCACAGATTTTGCCATAGTTGGCCTTGGCCTGAATGAAGCGGGCTTTGTAATCGTCGCGGTGCTTGATGAAGTCATTGCGCAGGTCAGTGACCTCCGCAAGCTGCTCCTTAGCGGTGCTCACGGCCTGAATGGCTGCGGTCAGGCGCTCGTTGGTGGCCTCCAGCTGCTCAATGTGCTGCTGGGCCTTGACGGTCTCATACACGCCGTTCCTGCGCAGGGCGGGCAGAACCTCGCTTGTGACCCAGTGCTTGAAGGCTTTGGCCTTCGGCATCTTGCTGCTCAGGATCAGGCTGTAAAGGCCGGACTCGTTGATGAGGGCTGTCTTGGATGAGGGGGACACATTCCCATTTTGGGAATCTGCCCCCTGCGACAGCATCTCAAGCCGCTTGTCATCCTCATCGACGTGGGCGATGATGGCCTTGCCGGGATTCTTGTACCCCAGCGCCTCGGCGACGTCCTTGCCGACGAGCCACGGCTGGCTGTCAAGCTCGACGGTGCGCACCTGCCCGAACTCGGGGTTGGCGAAGATCTGTAAGTCGTTCATGTGAATATGTACCTCCTTGTGGGTGGCTTCCTTCCCGTGCTATACTGTTGCAAGGAAAGGGGGTGAAAATATGATTTGCGGATTCGGAAGCGTAAAAATGCGAATAGAGCGCAATGGCGAAATCGTTGCAACACTTCAGGGCCTTCCCAATCATGAAAAGGCTACCCGTCGGGCTTATATTGGATTTGAGCCGGGAAGCGACATTCAAATTGGAGATGTTGTCATTAACCCTGCAAACGAGAGATTTCATATTATTGATGTACGAAATTCTTTCGTGAGGGCCATTCAAATCAAAGCCTATAGTCTGAGCGAAACGGAATATACGCAATCCAGAGAAAAACACGAAACAGCTGTGTATAATATTGGGAATGCATATGGCTCAGTGATTGGAAATTCCAGCAATGCAACCATCAACTATCAAATGGGATTTCAAGAAATGCGTGAACGCGCAGCATTTGAAAATACACCAGACAGGGAACAGGTGGAAAAATTGATTTCCCTTGTCGAGATGATGGTGAATGGCGAAGTGCCTGCTCAAAAAGGATTGTTGTCGCGCTTTTCTGAGACCATGGAAAAGCACTCTTGGCTTACAAGCTCGATTTCTTCGCTGCTTTTATCGTGGTTGACACAACTGCCGCATTGATTTCGAGTGTCAGATTCAGCAAAATGTTTCCATTACTGGACTGTACACATGAATAGCTCTTGATGTTCTGGATGGGTATCCCGTCAATTTCGCACCGGAAACGCTCGTCCAGTTGTTCAAGTTGAATCTTCTGCACTCCGCGCTCCTCTTCCTCAGGAGCACGGGGCTTTTTGTTACTGTCCATGTGGTTCACCTCCTTTGAAAACGGAACTTGCAAAAATGCGAGTATCAGAGCAAAAAGATAGACTTGCATTCGTTGGCGGACAGCTTCAAGGTTGCGGCGATGTCATGCATCTCGCCGACGGTGAATTCCAGACCATCAGATGCAAGTTTGCGGGACAAAGTGCTTGAATCCATGCCGATTTTCTGTGCAAGTTCCTGCTGGGTCACACCGCGCTCTTTCAGCTTGCCGCGCAGAAGATTCATGTTGGTAGACATGAGTGGTTCACCTCCTTTCGTGACTCGCATAAACGCGAGTATCTGCACATAGAGTAACACGACAGAAGCAAGAAGTCAATAGACGACTTGCGTTTTTGCGAAAATCTTTTTTGAATTTGCAAAACGCTATTGCAATTTTGCGACTTTTCGTGTATTCTCTTATCAAGAGGTGATGAAC